GGGTCATCAAAAACTATTTCATCAGTTCTTTTTAAAAGACATTGAGTTTCTATTAAAGCATTTATATATTTATCTTTTTGCTCTAAGTTTAATAACCTATATACTTTTATGTTTGATTGATATAATATTATTTGTTTTCTATTTATATTATTCAAAATACATCTCCATTTTAACCATTATATTTCTCCTGATTCCGATTTGGAAATTAAACAGTAACACAGGAATACTTAAGAAATAATTAAAACTCGCCTAAGAATTTTTTAAGCTTATTTTAAGTGTAACATTGCTATAAATTAAGGAGTGGTTGATGGACGAACTACAAAAAGAAAATGAGATGCTTAAAGATTACATTTTGGCACTCGAAAACTGGAAAGATTATGCTGAAAATAAGCTAAAAGAATTGGCTGATGTAATCGAGGAAATACTTAAAAAATAAGGAGAACACATGAACGAAAAACAAACGGAACAAATGCTTCAAGACAAGGGCTTAAACGCTCCGAGACTATCTACTTGGATGATAGATGACACTATTTCTAAAGTTGAATATCATATATTTGGTGGTACTCAATTGACAGTGTGCTGTATGACACTTAAAAATGGCTTTACAGTGACAGGAGAATCAGCGTGCGCAAGTCCTGAAAACTTCGACAAAGAGATTGGTGAAAATATCGCATATAAGATGGCAAGAAATAAGGTGTGGGAGCTCGAAGGATATCTATTAAAGCAAAAACTATATGAGGAGAATAAATAATGGCAAAACTTAAAGTAGTTCTATCAGGAACACCGATAAATATTAAAAACATTAGTAAAGATGGCGGTAAGATGATTCAAGACTTCGGTATTAAGATAAGTACACAAGATTTTAAGACTAAGGAGTGGATAAATGGATTCCTTAATTGCCGATATATTGGTGACAGTTACACTCTTAATAGTGACAATGAATACGAATTTACTGGAACACTCGAACCTTCTAAATATACGACCAGTAATGGAAAAGAGGTTGATACGATTAAGATGACGGCTTTTGATTGTAAGAAGTTGAGTAGTGAAAAAGAAAAGCCTAAAGCAGAGAAAAAAATAGCCGAAATAAGTATTGATGATTTCGAATTTGATAATATTGATGAAGAAGAGATACCATTTTAATGAAAAAATGCACATTATGTAAAGAAGAGAAATCATTAGACTCTTTCTATAAAAATGGAAAAAGTGCAGATGGTAAGCAATGGCATTGTTCTGATTGTGTAAAAAAAAGTGGGCTTCTATATAGAAGAAAAAGAGCAAACGAGTGGATAAAAAGCGGTAGATATTTCAGACACTCTGCAAGAAGTAGGGTTGGAAGACCGATGAAGTGCCCAATTTGTGAAAATGTTGGAACTATAATTAAATATTATGATGATTATTTAAATCCAGTGAATCCAGAATTTATGTGTAAGTGTTGTAGATTGGTTAAACAAGAAGAAAAATGGGCTCTAAAAAGAGACGAGGCGAATATCAAAACAATTTATGATGACGATTATTATTGTGGATTATAATTATTATTGTTATAATTCACTTTTATAGTCTGGATTAGCTTAGCGGTAAAGCGCGAAACTGTTAATTTCGTTACCACTCGTTCGAATCGAGTATCCAGAGCCATATATGGGTAGATGGCAGAGCGGTCTAATGCTCATCTTTGCTAAAGATGCGAGTGTAAAAGCTCCGTGAGTTCGAATCTCACTTTACCCTTATCCTTCCTCAAAATTATGATAAAATAAACAAAAAATAGGTATCAAATGATTATAAAAAATGGAAAGCAAGATGAAGCACATGAAATTTCTTTCGATGGTACTGGTTCTCGTTTAACTTCTACAAATACTCGTGACGCTATTATTGAGGCATCTGAATTACCTGCTGGATGGAATACTATGATTGGGCATTTTATGGTAGAGGGGACAAAATCTACAAATCCTATATGGTCTGAAATTGGCACAACAACTTTTTATTCATATCTGGTGGCAGTTAATAAAGAAGCTTGGTGCGGTTTTACTATTCCTCACGATTATAAAGTTGGCGGACAGATAATTATGTTTATCAATTTCACAACAGATGGGATAAGTACACTTCCTGTGAGATGGCAGATGGATTATTCAATTACAAAAGCGCATAATCAAGCAGTGGGAGCTAATCTATTTCCTCCGATGCAAGCTTTTGCTGAGCGAAATCCACCAGGAGTTGCTTTACAACATATAACAGCTGAAACTCCTCCCTTAGACATTGCAAAAGCAGAACCAGATGCACAGATTCACGTAAAAGTAACAAGGGTCTCAACAGCTATAAATAATCAAGATGATGTGTTCGGATTATCTATATCTTGTCATTATGAAACAGATAGTCATTCAACTTTAAATAGAAAACCACCATATAACTAAGGAATTAAGATGAAAAAGCAAATGGCATATGACTACATAGATATAGCAGCAGGAGAGGCTCGGGCAAGATATGTTTCTGTTGGTGTAGGGCAAGAAAGTACATATATGCTAAAAGCACAGCAAGCACGAGAATATAAAGCTAATAGTTATACCGGTGATGTTCCAGTATTTGTACAAGTGGAAGCATATGCGTCAAATATGACATCACAGCAGGCAGCGGATTTTATAATTGCTACACAAGACCAGTGGTTAATACTCGCTTCATATATTGAAGGTATAAGAAGAGGTGCTAAAGTTGCTATTGATTCTCTTACAAATCTCGATGAAGTTGATACAAAATGTCAAGAAACACTTGATATACTTGCAAATATCTAATATTGACTTTATAGCTCATAAATAATAAAATTCTTAAGATTATTTTAAGGATTACTATTTGAAGAAAGAGTGTAGAGTATGTGAAAAAAGTAAAGTAATAATAAAGTTTGTTAAATTATCATCTTCGGAAGATGGTCATACTAATATCTGCAAAAAATGTCATAGGCAAGCACAACAAAAATATCGCGCAAATAACCCAGACTCTTATAAATCAGCAAAACTAAAAAGTAAATATGGAATAAGTCTTATTGAATTAAATAATATGAAAGAAAAACAAGGTAATTCCTGTCTTATTTGTACTAAACCAACTATTGAGCTTGTTGTAGACCACTGTCATCAAGAAAAGCATATTAGGGGGCTTTTATGTCCAAGTTGCAATAAAGGCTTGGGATTCTTTAAAGATAGTACAAATAGTCTTCATAATGCTATAATATACCTTGTAAAAAATGGGAGAAATTAATGAAATTATTTGAATTTAAAACTATAAAAATTATGGAAAAATTTGCTGAGTTAGCCCCTTCACTTGAAAGATATGATGCGATTATAAAATATTATAAAAAAGAAGGTAATCAAGCAAAAGTAATGGAATATCAGAAGAAATACTGGGATTTACATAAGATTGAATATGAGAAGCAAAAGGTATATAATACGCCTAAAATCAATGGAGAATAGAAGTGAAGCAGTTAAAATTTTGGACTTGTAATTATTGCGGTGATATTGGTACGAGTATGCTATGTAATACTTGTAGTAGAGTTATATCATCAGATGAAATAACTCTTATAAAAGAAAAAAGTCCAGAATTTTATAGCGTTTTGGTTGAAGAAATAGAATTATTAGGTCTTAATGTATTTTTTTATGATAAAACTCAAAAATTATATATACAAGATGGAATTGGTCATGATGAAATAACACAAGGTGATTTATCATTTTCAACATATGACATTTATGATATTGAAAGCATTCACGATATGTCTGATTTTCTTTTCTATTTAGAAGAATCATCGATTTTAATATAATTTAAATCACAAAAAGCTCAGGTCTTGTTAATATAGCTATTTTTAATTTAAATTCATTATGAATTATTCCATTTTTAAAGCATTCTGCAATATATTCTTCACTTTCCAAATATCTATCTATATCATTTTTTAATTTTGTAATATATCTTATTGTATTTATTTCAAGTTGATATAGTTCACGTGTATGAAATGTAATGCTTTTTGTTACTGTATGACCATTTTTTTCCATAATTATATGACTTAATTCTTGATATGGGTCAGTACGGTATCTTAAAACATAACCTTTCGAGTGTAATTCTTCCGAATATTTTCTAATTTCTTCTAATTGTATATTCATTTCATCTAAATGTGATTGCGTCATTATATCCACCCTTTTATTTATAATTTTATATTAGCTTGATTTGAGTGAATTACATGTTAAATAGTAAAATTAAAAAAATAAACTAAAAAAGGATTAAGAAATGCCAGCATTCGGAAAATTATCACAAGAAAAACTTGCTACTTGTCATCCAGATATTCAAAAAGTAATGAATGAGGCTATAAAATTATTCGACTTTACTATTGTTTGTGGAACTCGCACTGTTGAAGAACAGAAAAAACTATATGCGCAAGGCAGAACTAAGCCCGGTATAAAGGTTACAAATATCGATGGAGTTACTAAGAAAAGTAAACATAATCATTCGCCATCTCAGGCGGTTGATATTGCTCCGTGGGTAAATGGCGCTATTCCTTGGAATGACAATAAAAAGTTTGATGAGATGGCTAAGATAGTTTTAGAATGTGCTAAAAAACTTGGAATTAAAATTATTTGGGGAGCTGATTGGGATAGTGATGGAAATATTACTGAACATAAGTTGATTGATAGACCACATTTTGAGATATAGATTTTTTACCAGTGAAGGGGGAACACACTGGCACATGAACAAAATCGCAGGAGAAACACAATGGAAAAGTGTTTACAACAAAGCTCATGACACCTTGTTGATGTTAGTATTGTAATATAAATTACTTAAAATAACCTTAAATTAGTCATTAAGATTTTGTGTATTGTCATAAACTGTATCATTATATGCTTTCATATTTTGAGTTCCATAAATGTTTCCATAACTTTGATACTGAGGTTGATTACCTGGTATATAAGATGTGTCTACTCCATAAACTTCATATGCTTGTGCTTGTGTTGCTATCATTAAGATTGTAAAGATTGTAAAGATTGTTTTCATTTGTAATTCCTTTGTTTGATATCTATATTATAAAGGTTTGAAAAAATATACGTGTTAATTCAATAAATAAATGATTATGGCTGGAATTGAACCAACTACTATGGAAAGCTACACACTTATATCTGCAGTAATTTCGTGCTTTGTTTAAAATCTTTCGCCACTCTAACCGATGAGCTACATAATCGCTTATATTTTATTGATTATGTCTTAAATTTATATTAAATAATAATATTTTAGTTATTTAATATACAGAAAACCGTATGTTTAATGGCTAAAAAGCCACTTAATATACTAAAATATTGTATATTAAAGTTTATTGATAGCATTTATAAGTGCTTCGCCTTTGAAGTCTTTACCATATCTACCAAATGTATTATCGCCTTGTTGGTGTCCAACTAATGACTTAATTACAGAGTCTTTTATATCATCGTTATTCATCAATTGGTTAATGAATGAGTGTCTTAAAGAATATAGAGTGTGCTTTTTACTAAAACCTTTTGCTCTAATAAATCTTATAAATCTTTTACTCATTGCTTCTTCACTCGCTTTATTTACATAAGCAATAACTTCTATTACATCATTTTTAATAATTTCTTTTACTGGAACTAATCTATATGAAGCGTCATTTTTAAGATTTACTTCAATGTCATCGAGTGATAGAGAGAAGAATAAGTTACCATTTATATCTTTAATTTTTGCCTTCATAAGCTCGCTATTTCTCAACCCTGACATACCGAATACTCTTGCTATTTTATTTTCAATCTCATCTCCATTGAATAATTCTTGTAACTCATTATCATTGAAGTCTTTTCGTTTCAATTGCGCTTTTTCTGGGTCATTGATAAGCTTAATAGTTGGAACATTGAAACTTTTATTACCCATCTCATCTCGGAAGAAGTTAAGAACCGCTTTAAACATAATTAAGTTTTTATTGATTGATGTAATAGTTAATCTTTCATTTACTGGAATATTACGAGCGCTCATATAATCTTCAAATGATAAGAATTTATATTTACCAATATTTCTATTAGCAAGAGCAGATAATTTTGCTTTAATATCCAATACCATATCGAAGTCAATATCTGTTATAACACAGTTTCCAGTGATTTCTACAATTCTTTTAAGATTGAATTCATAGTCTTTAATTTTCTTTGCGTCAAGTTTATCATTCACTTTTTTATTATCAATGAATTTGCTAATGATATAAGATAAACTTATTTTCTCATCTTTGATTACTGCTTTTTTAGGCGCTTCTGGTGCTGGGGTAGCATTTTGAGTTACCTTGATTTTTAATATATTTAAAATGATAGATGACTTAACTTCTTTTGATAAGTTTTCGGAATTAGCAACATATAATGCCTCTTTCATAATAGCATCGGCTTTTGTTGTATCAGATGAATTAAGTCCTATTTCAACTCTCACTTCATTTTTACCAGTAATTTCTTTCAATACGCCAGAAAGTTTTTTTCTTACATAAAAAGTTCCGTTCTTATTTTGTCCTATTGTTTTCATATCATTCCCCTATTTATTCTTTATATTATAAAGCCCCGAAAAAAAATGCGAGTTAAGTTGATTTTTATTTTTTTTGTGTTATTTTATTTAAAAATAGGGGGAAAAATGTATTGGACTTTAGTTATTCCAGAGAAAAAAGAAGGCATAAAAAAATTATATAAATGTGTTTGTGGTAAAGAAGTAATGGTTTATAGTGGCAATGTTAGCCGCGGATTAAGTAATAGTTGTGGATGTTTTGGTAAAGAAAAAATTCCACATAATGTAAGAAGAACATTTTCTTTGATGAAATTTCGTTGTAGTGACAAGGCAAAGAATCAAGATAGAATTGCCTACTATTTAAGAGGGATTAGAGTTCTTTATAAAGATTATTATGAGTTTTATAAAGATGTTGGGGACAAACCATCAAAAGAGTATACTATTGATAGAATAAATGTTAATAAAAACTATGAAATTGGTAATTGTAGATGGGCTACTATCGATGAGCAGGCGAATAATAGAACCACAAATGTAATGTTAGAATATCAAGGAAAAACTATGACGATTAGTCAATGGGCGAGAGAAAATAATTTAAAAATAAGCACATTAAGAGAAAGGTTAAAAAGAGGCTGGACATTGCACCAAGCCTTTACAAAAAAAGTTGATGAGGTAAAAAGTATTGCTGGAAAAAGTAAAAAATAAATTAAATTGGTTTTGTAATGAGCGAGCTCACTCTACTTGTTGGTTTGATTCTTGCTGTGGCAAAGATTGGGGAGTATGCGCTAGTGGGCACGATCGACGCTATTTGAATAAAAGATTGACGCGTGCTCAGGCAGATGAGTTATTATATAGATGTGTAAAAAGAAAAAGCAATGTAGTTATGGCATCAATAATGTGGGCAGGAGTTCGTAGTTTTGGATGGTATTTCTATAAAAAAGAAAATGACCCTACGGCACCCGACATATCTGAGTAATTCCAATCTGCTCGGCGTAATCTATCAATAATTTTATATCAGTTTCTATCTTGTATAAATAAGTGTAGAAACCACCTTTAAGCTTTAAATATTGCGAGCTGTCATTGTATTCAATAGAACAATCTTCGAGCATTTTAAGTGTGATTCCGAAACGCTCAGCGAGTTCTTTTTTTAACTCTACAAAACGAAAGTCTTTAATATCGCTGACTTTGATTATATTTATAATTTTCATAACTTTTCCTTTTAAAATGATAGAGTTTCAATAGCAGTTTTTTTCTGAGAGATAGGAGCTTCGCCAGCATAAGTTCTACCAGCTAAAGAAGAAATCTTATGTCCCATTAACTCATCGACGATATGTGGGTTAATTTGGTTAATCTTTAATTCGTTAGCAAAACTTCTTCTTAAAGAATACATCGTATAAGTATCAGAAAATCCCTTATCTCTTAAATATCTGTTAAAAATCCTACTCAACCAACCTTGACTAAATGTTTTAATATATTCAGCCACTTCTAAGAAATCAGACTTGATAGAAGAGTGAAGTGGAATATATCTCTGAGAAGAAGTAGATTTAACAAGAATTTTTGTATCTTTGAATTTCAAACTTATAGTCTCAATACCATCGATAGTAATGATTTTAGATTTAACAATTTCAGATGGTCTTAACCCTGTAAAATATAAAACTCTTGAAACTTTAGCAAAAATATCATCACCAGTCATTAAGTTTTTGAGTTGAGGTTTAGTAAAGCAATCCATTAAATCATCCATCTTTCTTTTTTCTTTTTCAACTTTAAAAGCAGGAACGCCAAATTCATTATTGAAGTTATTTCTATAAAAAATAAGCAAAGACTTTAAATTCTTAGTGAATCTATTTCTTGTATCGATATACATAGCTTCATCTTGTTTTGCTTTAATTTTAATTGCCTCATCCAAAGTAAGCTTCTTGAATTTAGAAAGCTTTCTATTTGGAAACTCACTTAAAAAAGTTTCAAATTTAGTAAACTGAGCAGTTCTAATAGTTTCAACATCAATATCACCAAAGAAAGCTAATATGACATCGGAGAAAACTTTAAACATAGAGAGAGTTCTTTTATCAACTTTTGTTCTTTTGAACTCGGCAAAAGATTTAATAAGATTTGACAACTTTCTATCATCTGGGATTTCTCCTGATGGTTTTTCAAATAATTTGCCAAAGTTGAATTCTGTACCATCGATAAGTTGTATAATGGAAAGCTTCTTAGCTTCGAATGTTAAACCATTGAATTTTGAAATAGCAATTGCTTCATCAATATTGTTATTTATTTGCTCATATTTTAATAGCATAGCTGTGCTTCCGAAATCAGTCCCAACATCAATCCATAATTCAGCTTTATCATAAAATTTCAATAATGGTGCTGGTGTTCTTTTTTTGAAATGGTATAAACCTTTTTTATCTGGACCAACAACTCCTATCATATTTATCTTTTTCATTTTATTTCTCCTTTGTTATGAATAGATTATAAGGCTTTTAAAAAAAATGATATTAAGCGTCAGTTTAAAAGGCTGACGCATAATTTATTTTAATTATTTTGACTTAATTTTGATAGTTTATCGGGTAAAACCTTAAAAACCCCTAAACTGTGGAAAAAAATAAGTCAATTAAGCATACTATAAGGTTAAAAGCCCTATAATTTGGGATTATTTAAGCATTGTTTAAGTTAAAGAGCGTCAGCCTTCCAAGCTGACAGAATGGCATTTTTTATCTCAAAATCCCCTAAATTACTTACATTTTCAAATCATTGAAATCATAAAAATTATCATATCTGTGGAAATAAGTGTGGATAGTTTTTGTGGATTGATTAGCTCCGTATTTTACGGGGTTTACTCTATTTTTTAGTTACTTAATTTATTCAATATTGTGGAGAAAATATAAAGACTTAGAATGCCTATTTATGGGCTTTTAGTAAAAATTAAAAGTTTCAAAATATAACTGTGGAAAAAAACTGTGGAAAAAATAAAAATATACTATCTCATTGTATATTATAACGATTAAAATAATAATTAGATTTAACATATAATAACATTCAATATATATATTTGAAGCTTTTTATATTCAAAAACTTTGTCGTTTCAGCTATAATATTTTACAAGAATGAGGTTGATAAAAATGAAACTATACGAAAAATTAAACGCAATTGATGTGAATGCTTACACTGAATTAAAAGGTAAATTAACCTACCTAAAATGGTCTGCCGCTTTTAGAATATTGGAACAAAATGCGGAGGCTATTTCTTATAAGATTATCGAGACAAATGATGGGCTTGTATATTGGGATTCCCCACTTGGATTATTAGTAAAAACTGAGATGACTGTTGATGGAATTACGAAAGGGATGATACTACCGGTAATGGATAATAATAACGCTCCAATGTATTCAACGCCAGGTAAAGTAATTCGTTGGAATAAAGAAGTTGAGCGACCAGTTGCGACTATCTTTGATATCAATACAGCGATTATGCGTTGTTATGTAAAAAATATAGCAATGTTTGGACTTGGCAACTATATTTATGAAGGTCATACTGAGCCAGAAGCTGAAAATATAACGGATGCTAAGGTGCTTAATTTAGAAGAGCTTGAAAGGCTTAAAAAAGAAAAAGATGCAGAAGATGAGGTTGTGAGGAAGAAAAAGCTCTGGACTGATTTTTGTGCTGATTTAAAAGAAGAGAAGATATCAAGAGAGCAATTTTTAGAATTTCATAAGATAAATCTCACTGATAAAGCTAAGACTATGAATTTTATTGAAAGTTATATGGGTTCAAAACAACTAAGAAAAGGTTTTATAAGCAAATTTAATAAATCAAAGGAAGAAATATCTGAATAACTTAGTTATAATTAATATTATTAAATATAATGGGTTAAGATGAAAATTACAAATGATTTTATAAATTTTGAAGAAACGAGTATTATAATCGGCATAAATAAATATACTTTGGGGAGAGTTAAAGTGGGATATTTGAAAGAATATATAGTTGATAAACTATTTAATATAAGAAGATACACAGAAGACGCAGAAACAGCATCTGAAGCTCGTCATCTTGCTCAATTAGTATATTATGCCTTATTCGAGTTTAATGATGAAGATGATGAGGCTTTATCAGTTTATTTGTCAGATATTGCTGGTAAGTCTGAGGGAAGTTGGTATAGATTTATTGAAACTGAATTATTTTCTGTTGATAGAAATCCAGTAGTTTTAAGCTGGCACGAAAAAAAGATGTCAACCGTAGTTTATCAAGAAGTTTTAAAACTCGATAAATCTGGATGTATAAAATGGGATGATTATATTTATTAGTCTCTTATAGTTTCTTCTTCAAAAAGATAAGTTATATAAGCATTAGTTGTCATATTTTTATTTTTAGCTGCCTTTTGAATATCTTTATTTCTTCCAAGTAGTCGCTTAGCTCTTTCACTTGATTTTCCATTTTTAGCTATATCAGTTATTATTGCTTTAAATTCTTGTGAATTCATAAGTTTATTTATTGATTCTATTCTTGAAGTTGGTGAAGTTAAAACCATATCTACATTAATTGGAAGTCCAGTTTTTCTTATTGTGGTATTTAGAGTGGCTTCAATCATCTTCTGGAAAAAACCCCCATTCTTAATATTATCAAGAATAGCTTGATTTGCTTTACCTGTGCTAATAATTTTATTTGTAGCATCTTCCATTGCTCTTGAAACTTTATATAAATCATCCAGTTTTTTTATACCTTCTTCACCAATATTATCTTTTAATATTTTTCGTGTTTCTGATTTACCCACAAGTCCACCATAATATTTACCAAATTTATTAAAGCTAAAATTATCACCAGTTTTAGAAACTTCACTAATTGCTGAGATAATAGCATCGGAACGAAATTCAGAAGGGACTGCTTTCATTGTAGCATTGAGCTTAGTTGTATCTCCTGATATACCAGAAGTTACAGCTGATTTTAAATCATTTACTATTGAGCCGGCACTATCTACTCCGAACCCCTTAACCATTGATTCTTCTATTGATTTTCTTTGTACTGTCATCGCATTAGCAGTTCTTAGTATATCTGCAGAACCAGGCACAAGTCTTTCAGCATTCAACATCTGGTCTTCTTGAATAGTTCTATAAAGTTTATTTAACGTTCTTGAATCAGCATTAGCAAAAGGTCCCTTATTCTTATAAAGTGCTTCTCCAATACCTCTTCTCGCTCTATCTAAAACATTATAATTAGCACCTTTTATCAAAGTGAATAATTCTTTTTCTTCTTTTGATAGTTTAGTTAAATCACCATTAACTTCGGCTTTAATCTCATCAATAACCTTTTGAATATTTGGCATTTCCATTTTATCATTCTTTGGTATTTTTGTAAGAACATCGTCATATAATTTTGTAGATACTAATGATAAATCTTCTCTTGTTTTTGTCAATTTTTGAAGTGTCTCATTTGAAACCATAGAAATATCTTTGGCTCCAAGCTCTTCCAATGCTTGTGTACCCTTAGTGGTAATATCATCAATAGAGGCTTTAAATTGTGCTGATGCTTCACCGCCAACTTGCGAGCGAGCAAGACCTGCCAATTCTTTTATTTGCGTACCAGTAGTCCCCGTTGCTAATGCATCAACTGGCAAATCTACTCCTAAATTTTCTGCTGCTTTTATTGTCTCCGAATTAGCCTTAACTTTTTCAGCAAGCATAATTCGAGCATCTTTATTTCCAGAACTTGCTTCTTTCAATAATTTATCCATTTCCATTGCAGCATAATTCGGTTTTATAAGATTTCCAATAGCTTCTGTACCTTTTTCTAATATTTTACCACCAGCTATACCAAGTCCTGCAGATGTAGCTACTTGTCCTAAATCTTCAACATTAGCTCCAGTCATATCACCAGTTACAGCGATATCTCCTGCTGTTGTCCCAGCCATTATTCCACCCAAAGTAGCCAAACCTTTACCGCCAACTCCAATAGGTGTAAGCATAAGTGGGTCAGCTCCTATTTTAAGAATATCTTTAGATAGTCCATCACCCATAGTCTGAGTTAATCCAGCATCAGCTTCTTTTGCTTTTTCTTGCCAAAATGCTTGATTCTCTCTAAATAATGAATCGTCTACGCCAACAAGTTGGTTTAAATTAGCGAGCCCAGCATTAGTAAGAGCTCCAAGTTTAGAAGCATTATATTTTAAAGCATCTAATGTTGAACTTCCAGCATTGGTGATAGCATCAGCTAATGTCATATCTTTAGGCTTATCTTCTTGTGCTGTTTGTTCTATTAATCCAGCTTTAAACATTTCCGCCAATTGCTCTTGAGTTAATTCTGGTTTAACTTGGTCAGTAGATTGTGCATCTTGTGTAATTTGCTCAATCTGTCCTTCGTTATATAATGCTGCTAATTCTTCTTGTGTCATTATTGTCCATAGCTCCCGTCACTATAAAATAGAATAGTTTGTCCATCTTTTGTTTTACTTCTTCCAACGACTTTTTTTTCAGTATTAGGTTGAGCATTTTGCTCATTGACTTTTTCTGGATTTAATACATCTTTATATTGCTCTTGCGTTCTTTGTTTTCCAGCTTCAAAAGTATTAAATATTGTATTAAGACTTTCTTTAAATTGCTCCGTACTTTGACCAGTATCAAGATTTCCAATCGCACTTGCTATTTTTGCTCCCTCGGCATCTGATAAAGCACCCATTCCTTTCATATTTTTTATACCAGCTAAAAAGTTTTCTGATTTTAATTGCTCTACAACTGCAGAGAAATCCTTTTGGTCTGTGCCTGGTATAAAGTTAAATACTGAACTTGCGCCAGTCCCAGCTTCAAGACCTTTGTGTTTTCTTAATTTATCTATTGTAGAAATTGCTGAATCATAAGTTGATAAGTCAGACTTAGCTATGGCGGTTCTATCAATTTTTGCCATATCTTTTTCTTTTTCCCTATCAACTATTGCTACTTCTTTTGTTAATACATCAGCTTTATTTTTATCTATCTCTGATTGAGTTTTTTGTACTTCTAAGTTAGCTGTCTGTATTTTTGATGGAATCAAAGCATTTTCCATTCTTGATTTTTCAGCAAGTAGTTCAAGATTTTTCATTTCTGTCATATTTGATAATGAATTCGATAATAAAGCTCTTGATTGTATGGTCGGAGCCTGATTTATAGCACCATATAATGCTTGTGGATCATTCATCGTTTCAGGAGCTAAACTCTTAACATAAGCATCTCCACGTCTTTGGTCAATAAGCCCATCAAGTTCTGACATTGTTTTACCAAGAACAGAAAATGGTGAATTAGAAAGCAACTCAGCCTGAAATTGTGGAATTGCCATTTTTGTTTCAAATGCCATTATTTAATTCTCCTAATTGTTTTTTTATATCACTTAAACATTGCTTAAAGTGAAAATAGCTATATAAAAAATAAATAACTATCATATTAAGCGCTGTAATAGTTAGAACGCTCCATCGCTCTACCAGATGTATTTAAGAAGTCTCTCTTTCTCGCTTGCTCATCTTTTGTATATTGTCTCGCATCTTGTGAAGCTCTTATTTGTTCATTAGCCATCTGACCTTTTTTAATAGATTCATATAAACCACCAACACCACCAGCGAGAGTTGCATAATCTTTCATACCTGCGTCTTTGAAAAAACTACCAAAAGCAGATGGTTGATTTTGTACATTAGTAGTAAAACTATTTGCATTTTGAGCGCCATAATCATTTGCCATTGTCATATTTGGTTGCGCAACTTGTGGCATTGCTGTTTGAAAAGCAGTTGCATCAAAAGTTGGAACCTGAGGAACCATAGACATTTGTGGCATAGCTGTTGGTAACGCAGATGTGTTAGAAAGAAGCCCGTTTGCCATATTAGGGTCTATCATTGTTGACATTTGCGGAGCTTGTCCTGCAAATAGACTTAAATCATACATTTATACTCCTTAAAGAGCTTACACCTTTTGAACGATGAAGCGTGTTTGTTTCTTATTGTACCATTCTTTTTTGGGCATCCCGTCTTCACCTGTAACCATCTTAAATTTTGGCTCGGAATATGTAATTGACATAATATGTTCGCACATTGCTTCTGTTACTGAAACTTCTTCTCCGAATGGAACAAGGATACTTTCTTTAAGACCAGTAGCCATAGAATTGAATCCAAAAAATTGGTCGTTAATTCCAGCATCTCTATTACGAGGCTCAACAATTATTTTAACTTTTTTAGATTTTTCAGCTTGTATAGATTCTTTTAATACTTCTTTTTCAGCTTTTTTAGCATCAGCTATTTCTTGTTCTCTTTTTGCTATTTTTTCTTCAAGCTTTGCCGCACCGATATTATCACGAAATTCAATTCCAAGTTCTGTTGCATATACTCGTAGTTCTTCAAGTTCTGCTTCAAGTTCATCTTTAGTTTTTGTATTTTCTGTTGCCATTTTTAATCCTTATTTTTAAGAATTATAGCTAATTTATTTATTTTTTGGAAGTTTTATGAGAAGCGCTAAAAAAAATAGCGCTATTTTAGAGGGCTAATTTTTAGTTAGCACCTTGTGAACTTGCTGAAACGATTGATACACCGAATTGGTCATTCAATATTTTTGCGACAGTTGAAACTTTGAATCCAACAGTAGATCGTTGGTTAAGAGCATCGTCACCTGAACCAAGTGGTTTAACAATTACAGAACCATTGCCTTTGCCACGAACACTTACAATACCATAACACTCTTTTCCGAAGATTGCAGTGTGATATGTATCAACAGCAAGTGCTCCACCGTCAGCATTAACATACGCTTTATTTGTCTCAACGAAACGAACATCTTTATAAGCTCCAACTTCTCCATCAGTAAGAGTTTTTGTAGAAGCATAATGCTCTGCTGAGATAAATCCAGCTTGGTCTTCAAGGTCAAAAACAACATCAGGATGAATTACACCCCAGTAAGCAGCACGAACAGGAGTTGTTCCAGTAGCAGAAGTAGCTCCAACCATTGGTGTAAATTTCATAGCATTCTGAGACTTCAATTGAAGAATAGCTGCCTTAATAGCAGCGCCAGTGATTATATCACCAGCAACGGTAGCAGCCTCATTAGAAGCGATAAAAACTTTATTAGCTAAGTTTGGAACGATAGCATCACGGTGAGCAGTTTCAACTGTTTCTGCCATTTGGTAAGAAAGAATTTCTACCGCAGAAGCAACTGTATTATCAAGACCGTGCATTTCAATTTGGTCTGTCAATGTAACGAAATCTCCGTATTGAAGAACTGTTGCAGAAATATCAGTAGCAGAAAGTTGAGAACCAGCTGGTGTAACACCCTCTGTTAAAACTCCAGCAGGAGCAAGATTTGAATAACGTCTAAAGTTAATCTTTGTTCCTGAGTTAGCTGGAAGAGTTCTTGCTTGTCCAAAACGATCCATAACGAGCATTTCTTCTGGGCGGGTTAGCAAAAGTCTATCATAGAAGCCTTGGATGTTAGCAGGCAATTGTGTTAAAGTTGTATTAGCCATTTTTTAAATTCCTTTTATTTTATTTTGTTTATTATAGTCTTACGTTTGTCATCTTCAACATTTTAGCAAATAATTCGTCATCTTCCCAAATGTCTTTATGATCGTTAATGCTCGCGTTTCCTTTTTTTGAAATCGTAGCTTTCTTTTTAGTCTCACGACTTGCCTCTTGCTTTGTTTCTTGTTTTATCTCCGTTGCGGGAGCTTGCGCAGTTTCTGTTGCGAAAATCTTTTCACCAATAGAACGGTAAGTTTGAATAAAATCTGCGTTCGGGTTAATGAACATTGCTTTTACCAATTCTGGCATTATTTTTTGAGCAACTCCACTTTTTTCATCTTCATATAACCCTTTTAATACTGCAGGATTTGATACGAAAAGATTTCTTGTAGTCTCGGAAACAGATGAAATATACTGATCCATTTTTTGACTGTGTGTACTATCTGATTTAATTGTTTCAATAACGTCTTGGAGTTCATAATTTTTAACTGCTACATCTGGCTTATAAGTTGCTGTTGTATCGATATCATATACATCAACATTTGCCGCGCCGATTATTTTTCCTAACGCATCTTTATTTCCATTTCTGGCTGCGTTTAAAGTCATCAAGTCTTCGTGAGTAAGATTATTCTCATCGATAAGTTCAATTAGAGGTCTATATTTCGCGAGGTCTTGTGTCTTCTTAGTATAATCAAACCCTTTCTGTATGAAAGTATCAATCTCATCATCACTGACGAAAATATCTTGACCTTTCCATTTGATAGTCCGACCTTTTTTTTCAGTTGTAGAATCGTCCGTTTCATCTTCTTTCTTGTCTGACTTTGCTTCATCAGTGTCAAGCTCTTCTGTTTCATCATCTTGTTGTTCTACTTCTTCTATTTTTTCTTCGCCTTCATCATCATATTCTTCTGAATTATTAGCTTCAATTTCTTTTCTTAATTCATCAATATCGGTTTCGAAACTCTTGTCATAGAGTTCTTCGTAGTCTTTATCAATTGCCATAATTATTCTCCTGCCTCTTCATTTGCTTCTTCTTGCGACATTCTTATTGCTTCAAGAGCAGAAGCGCCCGCATTTTCAATTTCCATCAAAAATCTATACAAGTAACCACGAGATTTGATTTGCTCAACGATTTCATCTTTGTCTTTTACAACGACAATATTTTTTGTTAGATTGATACAACCACCATCCAAAAATAATTCCTGTACTATTTTTTTAAAGTCTTTGTTATTTCTAAGTCGCTTTAATGCGTCTGCCATTTCGATATCTTGTGTTAATTCTATAATCTCATTTATCATAAGTTGTTATCTTTTCCTTGTTTTTTTGGGCTTACTCGAAGACGCCAAAATTTATGCTTTTGGATTTACTATTCCAGCAGCCGTCATTTTGTTTTGTACATTCTTAGAGTTTGCTGAGGACATTGTATCAAAAGCCTTCGCTTTATTCAACTCTGTTTTAGAAAGTTTTTCATTCATTTCAACTTCCGCTCTTCTTTGTTCTATTTCTTGCTGTGCCATTTGTGCTTCTGTCATTGGCTGTTCTTTTGAATCATCCATCATTTTTGCGATATCAGGATAGCCCCATTCATCGGCAATTTTTCCGAGCATAAGATTAAAGAAGCCAGGAGGAATTGTTGCAACTCCTGAAAGACCTCCGATTTGTTGCATTAGCATTGTCATTTGATTTACTTTTGTTTCTGAAACTCCATTCACACCAACAGTTATTTCAATATCAAATTCACCAGAAATGTCATCACGAGTAAAAGGAATAAATTCACCAGAAATTCTCATTACTTCTTTATCAGTTAAGAACTCTTTATTGTAAGCAATCCAATGACGGAAAACACTATTGATTCCCTCTGCGTATCTTCGAACAATATCCATCATTCTTTTTTGTCCCATATCTTTTGATATAGCCGCACCAGTTGCTGATTCATTAAGAGCGCCAGAATCAAGACCTTGTGTTACACGATTTATTCCAGAAAGTGATTCTGCTTCTTGTTGTACTAATTCATAGAGATTAAATATAGATTGGGGAAGTTGATTAAATGAGCCATCAATGAATTCAGGGTTGATATTGAATTCAATAAGACCGCCCAAATTTTGTTCATACTTTTTCTTATTGACAGCATCGAGAGCTCCTTTTTTAATGAATTTTTTTCCATTATTTGATTGAGCAACATTATCTATAAATCCGCGCATTAAAGAACTTCTTACTTTTTGATTGTCTGAAATAAGTTCGGCAATTGGATATCCCCAAAGTGAGAATGGTATTTTTGAAAATGGAATCATAATGAATGGAATTTTTTTATCAGGCATTGGATTATCAATAATTTCCAAAAGATTATCATTAACAATAGTTGCAAAAATTGGTTCTGCAATGCCATCGTCATTCATATCTAAATAACCATAATATTCATATACAGTAACCTTTTTCATAGCTTTGGAATCACTTGTGTAATCTGTATCTTTTCCGTATTCTTTTAATCCTGTATCTCTTGTATTTTCAAGACCTTCTTTAGATTCTTTTAAGACATTAACTAAATTCTCTAAATCTTCTTCATCATATTTTCCAGAGCGTCTTAAATCGCTAATAGTAGTTTCGTATCTATAAGCAGCGAACCCAAGTTCTGTTGATTTGTCGGCAGATGGGTCTGGAAAGAAGTTTCCATTTCTTACAACTTCGGCAGTTGGATGATTTTTGATTGTTTTAATATTCTTTATTTTAATGTTATAAAGCTCTCCAATATTTTCACCAGTATCTTCTTCGGTTTTTTCTTTTTTATCTTTTATTATTTTATATTCAATACCTTGTGCTTCAAGATTTCTCAAAAAAGTATAATCAACACCATCAATCCTTTCAATAGATTCTTCTTCTTCAAGTTCCCATCCAACGCGAATTACGCTTGTTCCTTCTGTTGCTCCTACTTTAAATAAATCGTGAATGAAGTTATATCTATCAAATTTACGGACAAATTGGAAGTTAAGAAGTCTTTCGTGAATTTTCGCAGGCTGTACATCCTCTGCAGTAATTCCTTCAAGTTTTATAATTTTTGGACGGTCAACAAATGGACCAACAGCATTTGGGATAAACCACTCTACTGCTTTTTTAATATCTTTAACAACTATATTGGAACGACCTTTGATTTTTTCTCCGTAAGGGTCTCCATTATATTCAGCCAGCCAGCCCTCAATTTTAGAGTCTATGTCTTTCTTAGCATTTTTAGCCTGTTTTATATCGCTAAGTATAATTTTAAGCGCTTCTTCTTTGTCCAAAAAATGCTCCTTATTTCTGTTATTTGTTTGTATTATATCTTACTTTTTAACTGTTTTGTTGGTTTAATATTAAGGTTTGTGTCATATTTCCACCCACATTACTTTGAATTAACATATCCGTTAAAGTAATAGCATCATTCTCCATTGCAAACTCTCTATAATTTTCAATATCATAAGCAGACATCATTTCAGTATTATCTTCCGTTGTTTGCGTTTTTGCTCCATCTTGCATTAAATTATTATAAGTTGAATTTAAATTATTTATAGAGCTCAAAGCAGAAGCGGTTTGCCCCATTGTTACAGTTCCAGTTGTTGAGGCCGCTGTCATTATGCTTCTTATAGAAACAAACGCTCCAAGCACGCTTGCGGCTATACCAGTAATTTGCGCCGCACCAGCTATAAATCTTCCATAACTACCAAGATTAGATTGACCTCCAATCGCTCCAACAGCCATCATTCCAACAGTTAATGTTGTACTTACCCATGCCAAACCAACAGCGACTTTACCAGCAAGAACCCAACCTGTTGCTGAGCCTATTGCAGCAGGATTCATTGTGTAATAAGCTACAACAACGGCAGCAATAATAACAACAACTGCAAGAACTTTTTTATACCATTTGACAGGTTTTTCAGTGTAATCAATCTTTAATATTTTACTCAATGTAAAACAGAACTTACTTTTTTTCATATTTTTAACTACATCAACTCTTAAATATCCATTATAAAATAAGGTCGTATCTTCTGTCTGCATTTGTATTAAACCATTTTGAATGGTAGAGCCAGATAATGGTCCTTTTATATCAAATCCGTTTGATTGATTGGCATTCATATCTATATTTATTTGTGTTGAAATCTCTTTTAATCTTTGAATCATTAAAGAATTTACTGAATTTGGGACTTGTATTACTTTGAAATCAAATATAAAACTTATTTCATCAACTAATTTTCCATCAAAAGCTGTTGTAACTGTTTTTATTTCTACATTTCTTATAGTTCGCTGAAAGTAAGTTCCATCATCTAAAAGAGCAAAAGACTGAAAATCCCCTGATTCTGTTTTAATTGATACCGGTGGAACTCTTGGACTTCCTTTTTGAGTTGCATTATCAAATCCATTATATGTTTGTGTTTCATTTGCATTAGATGACGAAAGTGCATAAAACTTTACAGGGTCGGTATCAAGTTTAGCAACTAAATTATTAATATCAGATTTAATAAAATCATGGTCTAAAAAATATCTAAGAGAGTTTCCAGCATAAGTAATTTTTATAGAAAATATATCATCTAATTGGAAAAATGGAGTTACATAGTCCAAAATATCAGTATTTTCTGGGTCAACATAATTATATTTTTTTGGATCAAAAGTAAAGAACACAGATTCAAGACCAGTATAGTCTTGCTGATGTAATTTTTCATATTCGAATCCAAGTTTATTGAGAAATCTTTTTGTTATTGTATCTTGTGTAACTGTATCGTTACTATATAAATATAATCTATTGCTATAAACTTCCACTCCACCGATATTTATTTTTGGGAATGCTTTTTCAAAAGCTCTAAAAAGCGCAAAGTTCAAATTATTAACAAGACGTGCAGGAGTTAAAAAATCCCTATGAATAAAACTCATAATACCAACTTACGGTGTAGGTACATAATCATTTGTTAAATAATCCATTGCTGTTTTAAATAACAAAAATGCTTCTGAGTTCTCAGTAATTGGTATTTCAGCACTCAATAATTGACCCATCAATTGTGAAGCAGCATTAACTGCATGTGTTCTCTTACTATCTTCGAATGATATCTTTTGTCTATCAAGGAATAAGCCATGCTTATATTTATAACCTGCATTATCACCAGATATCCCTCTTATCTCTCCATCGGCAGAAGCTCCAATTGTAACGATTCCATACTCTCTAAAAGTTTCAGATAGGGATTTCAATCTTTCTGCTTCTGATTGCTCTTTTTGCGCATTAGCCAATGAATCTTGTCTTGTTGTAGAAGCTAATGTTTCAGTTTTTTGAGCTTCTGTTAATTCTTTTATTGCAATTGTCTTACAAATTTCTTCTTCTGTTAATGTCTTTTGAGCATTAGCAGTTTGTATTTGTGCTTTTTTAAGTGCTAAGTCATATGCTCCGTCTCTCTCTTCTTTCGACCAAGCTATTGCTGTACTCATTGCCTGAGCTGAAAGCGATATTGTAAGTTGAGAAATATTATTTGCTACAAGTTGAAGCTTTTCACTTTCCGAGACATTTAATTCTTTGAAAAGCTCGAATAATGTGTCTTTTACTCTTTCATATAATGAGCCCTCTTCAATAGTATCGGTCATTAACTGTATATATTTTTTTGATACATCGAGATTAGCATCTATTAAAGAAAAATTATCTATTTGTGTTGTACAAGTTGCCATATTTCCTCTTTGTTTTTATTATTTTACACTATAAATTATTGACCAAAATAGAAAAAGTATAATCAGTTACTGTTTCGAAAGCGGTTCCATTCCATTTTGTTGCATAAAATTTGAGATTACCATTTCCATTTAATGTTAAATTAGAATTAGCTTGCATAGAAATAGCGATTAAATTCCCATAATTTGTTGGGATTGTTGTTTTATAAAATACTATTCCCATTATAGAAAAAGTAGTTAAATAAGTAGCAGTAGAAATAATTGTTCGTGGCATTGAAACTCCATTGAAAAATAATTCAAAAGTATCGCTTGTACTTGAATATACAAAAACTCCTGGTATTGAAACATATTCGGCGGGAATATTGTAAGTTAGAGTTTTTGTTTCTCCTAAAAAAATTACAGACTGAGTAGCAGACGATAATTTATTACTTGTTATATCAGTTGAATTATATGAATATATATCATAAACGCCAGTATTTGTACTCAAAACTCCAGAAGTACCCAAGTGCTTTGCACTGAATATTGCTTTTGTATAGTGCCCAGCATCTGTTGTAGTTTGTAAATTTTTAACATTCATAGTTGTAGAATCAAGAGTTCCACCTCGAATATAAGCACCATAAATTGTTGGGTCTGCGTAAGTTCCTGCGGCATTACTTTTTAATCTAAATCCCGCACCTCCAAGAACAAAATCAGAACTCTGTACATAGCCATTAACAATACCTATTCCTACCGCCAATTGACCTGTTGTAATACTTCCAGTTGTTATTTTTCCGCCGTTTATAGTTGTTGTATTAGCATTTATAAGAGTTGCTGGGTCAATAGCAAAATCTTCAACTTCTTCAACTGAAAACGTATCAAAAAGCTGAATTCCACTGGCTATCGAATAGTTCGCAATAATCATTGGTGAAATATACTTTACTGTTGAATAAACTGTTGCAGGGTTAAGAGCATTTGGAGCAAGACCACCGTTTCCAACAGTAGCAGTTCCTTTAACATAACCCACATATTCAACATAAGAAGCAGTCATAGCACCAGCACTTAAAGCAACGTAGTATTGAGAAGAATAAGAATCTGTACCAGCAGTATTACTTTTTGTTATACCATCTGCTAAAAATCCACAGATTCCAATATAAGTTGCCCCAGTTCCAAGCGTTCTTTTCGCTCTACACTTAATTCTATAAAGCTTATTTGGATCAAATGGTATTCTTCGGCTATGGACTACCCATAAACTATCATCAGCGCTATTATTACCTATTTGTAAAGCATATTGACCTGTCATACTATCTGTTGAGAGTATTTTTTCACCAGTTTTTGAAACTGAAATCCATTCACTATATCCATCATCAAAAGCTTCATTAAAAGCAACATTGGCACCAGTTACATTATTGAAAGAAACTTTACCATTAAAGTTAATATTAGAACCTTCTATTGAAAAAGGTGTATAACCAGTTATACCATCAGATATTGAGAAATTTTGAGCCTGTATTTTAAAATTACTTTGAATATTTGACCCATCAGCAAATGACCATCCAGTTATAGAGCCATCTGGCGCAGTTATAAGTTTTGAAGAAGAGGCTGACCATCCTGCTGCATTTGCCAAAACTTCATCAAACTCCTGAATAGTTACATTAAGTCCGTTATATTGTGCAGATAAAGAACTAATAGAAGAAGCTTGTGATTGTTGCGTATTTGAAAAAGAACTTATTTTACTATTAAACCAAGCTCCACCACCAGTTGGACTTATCTCCCAAGCGCCAATTGTTGTATTAGAAATAGCCTGCGCCTCTGTTGCAGAAACTTTTGATTGTTCTAAGTTCTGAATGCCAGCGCCAAAAATAGCATTATCAACATAATTTGTAGAAATATTGTAAGATAAATTATCAAGTCCATTATTTATTTCTCCTATTTGTTGTGTATATCCAGTTTGAAAATTCTCAAAAGTATTCTTTAAATCATTCAGAGTTATAGCAACAGATGTATCATTTGATAAATAGCCATCAAGCGCTTCTTTAAACCATAATGGAAGCGTTTCTACTCGTGAAGCAATATAAATATCATCACTTACAATAGTCCACTTATTAAGTTTAGCTTCTACCGATACTCCAGATTTTGTTTGAATATCTTCGGACGCTTTTATTTCAATTAAAACGCCGTCGGTACTTGTGATAATTACATCTTCACTTGCTTTTATTTCCACAGACATTAAATACCTTCAAAAATTATAAAAACTTGTGGAATTTGAGCTTCTGCTAATATTGTTCCATTTGAATTATAAAAAGAGACATTAGCACGATAAGTTGCGCGGAATTTAGAACCGTCTTCTTTGAATCCTATCTCATAATTAAGCCCAGTAGTTTCTAAAGCTGATAACGATAATAAAAACTCACCAGCATTCAAATCTCCGAGTGTTAATACCTTTGTCAATACTTTAACCGGTACTTCTTCGATTGTTGTGAGAACAAATTCACCAGACTCTGTTCCGAGTAATACTTTTGCAAGTGTAGAGCCCTCATCTTTTATTATGAATGATGTATTAAAAGGCTTACCCTCTGTTATTTCAAATCGAGCCATTTTGACCTCTTTTTATTGTATTTTAGCGTATTATTTTACGCCTTTTAGTTTTTGAATAGTTCTTCCACCAAAATACGCTGTAAACGATACAACCGATAGTGTTTCGAATAAGGTTATATAAGCAGGTGCTATTTTGAATTTACCAACATTACCATCAAAAAAAGCTAAAATAGTTATTACCACAAGCATATAAGCTAATGAAAGAGGACGTATATTACGTGGTAGCCAAGACTCACTTGCTGAATCTGCTTCCCATCTTTTTGTTAATTCTGTTTCGTAAAGATTTTCAAGTTCCATTGCTTTTAAATTAGCATTAAGCTCTATTTCTTTCATTTTTGTTTGAAATTCAAGTCGCTCAGCATCACTTGTGAAGAGCCGGTCTCCAACTTCTGCTACGGCTTTTATTGTTTCTCCAACAGATGAAGAGAATATTTCACTTATAAAACTCATATTAAGCTCCTTTTTTAGTAATTGTAAACATAATAGTTCCCGCAATAATCGTCAATATAGAAGCTCCTATACTTCTTATAATCCAAGTCCAATTTCCCTCTAATACAGAAACTTTTTCATTAAGATTTTCTATTTTTTCCTTAAATACATTGAGTTCTTTTTGATTAAGCATTAAGTCTTGCTGTGATTTTACAAGTGTATCTATATCAAGACTTGTGCGCTCAACAATCTTAGTTAAAGCATTTATTGAGATTTGGTTTTCTTTTACAATTAGAAGATAGTCCGATAGCTTAGCATCATACTCACTTTTTAATTTATCTGTATGCTCTTTAAGCTCTTTTATTTTATCGTCCATCTTTTGCCCTTATTTTTCTTTATTTTAGCGTATTATTTTACGCTTTTATTCTTCATATGTTATTAAAACCGTGATAGGTTTACTAAGTATATTCTCAGAGTTTGTTGGATGATTTTTAATAACTACACTTAAAGTACCCCAATAATATTCATACTGAGAACCTACCGCAACAGTTACTATATTATCTGGAAACCAAGCTGTTGCAGTTGCACTTTCAACTCTAATATCTACCGCTATTATTTTAGAACCAGTTACACCATGATTAATTGCGACCTCCGCTCCCTCTGTCGCCGCTGTTGTTCCTATGAGTTTTTTCATTTTTATTTTCGGAGCACCTGTCCCAAGTGTTGTAAAACCATTTATTACTGGTGTATTTATATTTGCTGCATTCCACGGTCTAACGGATGTACCAAGTCCTCCTGTACCAACTGTGTTTGGTATAAAATCAAGAGACTGATTTAGTAAAAAAGAATTGGCTCCATTATGTTGAAATATAATACTACCAGTTCCTCCATCAAGATACATACCAGTTGAAGAATCTATGCGTATAGAGCCATATGGGTTTTCAACAAGAGGAGTTATAATTCTCATCCCCCAGATATCTTTAAAATATCTTGACACTGAACCAAGATCTATTTCATTATGTACAGAAGCTATAAACTGATTTGTATTACTTATAATTAATTTCGATACTCCTGCAATTTTAAAACTAATTCCAGTTTCACTATCTAAAAATAAACTATCAACTGATTTTAAAGTTTTTGCCCAAATTTCATTAAATTGAGCTACTAAAGAACCGATATTAGTAGTAGCATTTGTGAGAGCGGTTGAGATTATATTGCCAGAGAGAGTCAAGTCAGAAAAATCAGCATTCGCACCAAGAGTTGCTTTACCGTTTAAAGCCCCCTGTAAATCTGTTTGATTAGATAATGTGCCACCTATTTCTCCCCAGACTTGGTCAGCAGTTGCATTTGCTTCTATTGCGTTTAATTTGCTTAAAAGTACATCTGAAAAGTTATTTGTATCAAGATTTGACAAGTATAAATTTTTCACGTCCAAAGCGCTTAAAGTGTCAGAAATAAGGGCATATACAGTGTCCGCCCATCTATATGTTGATGTATTTCCACCGAGAGTCTCATCAGCAACAACAATATAAACTTTACTTGCTTCGCCAGTAACTGGTAAAAGTGCATATGTGGCTACTTCTACTACAGCGTCCACATAAGATGGTAGCTGGGAAGACGGAATTAATCCATTTACTAAATCCGCTTTTAAATCAAGAGTAGTTTGAGTAGCTGTGGATATTGGTAACGCCAACGGCTCCATCCCATCAAGTAAATCAGCATCAAGACCACTCAAATGACCATCCACAGTTTTCATTTTTGTTAATACATCGGTAGCCGTATATAAAGAAGAATCAAGTTTTAAATCAAGTGCCCCTTGTAATCCTGTTACAGTCAAAATAGTGTGATTGTGGCTATCATCAGCGATAGTTGTTGTGATGCTTACATTTCCATCAATATCAAATGTAGAAGAACCAGAGACATCGCCAGTCAATGTAACAGCATCTCCCTCTTGTACACCAGATGTCTCTACGATAGCTAATCTATCGTTTAAAACCTTCCCTTGGTTTGCTGTTAGCGCTTGTGTATCGCTTGTACTTGTTAAAGTGTCATTTAATTGTACATAGCCACTATTTGAAGTACTCGCTATGTATTTTGGCTCTGTGAATTCAATTAATAAAGTCCCTTGCGTTGCGTGACTTCTTAATACAACTGCACATGCTTGATATTGACCAGAAATTGGTTTTATATCCGTTAATCCACCAGTAGAATCTGGGTATAAAATAGCTCCAACAGAAAAACCACTTGTATTTATTGAATCAGCGCTTACACCAGTATTCATACATAAACCAGTTCCGTTATTAATAACGTCAGAATGTGTAATACCTATCGCTACTTGTGTTTGTGGATCAGAAACTGGCAACACAACTACATAATCCGTACCTGGCTGAGTAGCTGAGGCATAAACAACAGTTCCTTTAGGTATAAGAACACCAGATTGATTTCGAACAGGGTAATGTATATGATTTGCTCCAACAATATTGGAAATATCATCAATTATTTTATTTGTAAAACTCTGAATTTCATTAAGACCCGCAATTATAGAAACACCGTGCTCAGCGGTAGAAAGTTCGTGAGCATCGAGATTAACAACCATCTCATTAATAGCTTGTGGAATAGTCTGAGCTATGGTATTAAGACTTGTAGATATATCTACGCTTCCTTTTTCTAAATCAGTGTAAGCATTTGTATCAAGATTACTTTCGTAAAGAGCTTTAATATCAGAAGCACTCATTGAATCCGAAACAAGAGCGTAAATGGTAGTAGCCCATCTATAAGAAGACGTATTTCCACCTGATGCCTCATCAGCCACTACAATATAAATCTTTCCACTTTCACCCACAACTGGTAAATCAGCAAATGTGGCGAATTCCAATACATCATCAACATAAGATGGGAGAAGAGAAGAGGGAATAAGCGCAGAGCCATCCAATCCAGCATAACCATTAGCAATGTTTTTATTTATTGGCTGTTCAGCTGTACTTACTAACAATTTTTCAGCAGTTGTATAGTCTTCGGTTGATAATTGTTTTCCAACCACTATATCGACTTTTGTTGTTAGCGCTAAATAAAGCGCCTTAATTTCTTGTCCGATTCTTTGCGCTAAATTCATTTATTCGCTCCTTGTTTTTTTAGTAATTATAGCTATATTGTACTTGTACTGTTTTTCCATTAAATTCACCGATTAAATCCGCTGAAAGTGTATAGTTAACGCCAGTTCCTGTTACTGGAATATCAAATGAAGCGCCAGTTATAGAATCTGTATGCCTTACAGTTGAAAAGTTAAATATAACATTACCAATTGCTGAATGCGTAAGAGTAATATTATCACCTGAAACTGTTAATGCCTCACTAAAATTCATAACCCTTGTACCAAGAACCGCCGCATCAGTATAAGCCTTTAAACTTGTATCAAGTGCCAAATCCGCTGCTATTCTTGCTGCTTCTTCTGCTACCAAATCTTGTCTTATTACATCAACAGCAGCATCATTTGCCAACACATAACCTGCAAAAGTAGAATCGTTAGTTGTATCGATAGAATTAACAAGAGTAACAACCTCTGCGAATGTATTTAAATTAACTGATGAGCCAAGCAAAATATCATCAATTCTGCCTTTTTCGATATTGATATTTGCTTGTAGCGTACTTTCAGCGGTTTGCGCTCGTGCCGTTTCTGTCGCAATAGCTTGTGATAATGCTGTGTCTGCATTTTGTAAATTTGTTAAATCAGTATTTAACCCTACGATAACGCTTTTAGCTCTTTTTAATACTGCCATTTTTATTTCCTTATTTTAATATTCGTATATTTTACAATAAGAAATGTTAAGCCATAGCCCTTGCAAGATAAGTCAAAATTGCGTATTTTCCATTTAAATTATCGCCCTCTTCGAAATTTACAGTAAATCCATCTGGTGAAAGAGAACAAGTACATTCCATTGAAATTATGTCATCATCTAAATTATCAAAAAGTAAAGCTGAGTCAAAAACCACATCACCGTAGCCTTTATGTTGAAGAATTATTTTATTATCAATTATTTCAGTTCTATCTATTGTAATTAAGACAGAATTTTCTGTAATAGCGCTTATTCCTATGACTTCACGAATATAAGTATCGTTTATCTGCCGTCTTACTCTACTTGAAGCCATCCTTTCTCCTTATTTATATTATAGACGCTTCGAAATCTGTAATTGTACCAACATGAAGATCTATTTCATAAGCCAATTCAGGTCTTACGATTGCGTCTGTTATTTCTATCTTATTATACGCTTTTATGTAAATTAAATCACCATCAACATCAATTGGAGTATTCAAAGTAATTGTATTACCGCCAGAAGCAACCCAATCGGTTTGACTCAAAAGATTTCCATTGTAAAATACTTCTATCTGTGCATTTAAAGCGTGTACAAAATTAAAAACTGTCTGTCCAGTTGTACCAATATATTCATTTGAGTAATACGTGATTCTATTTGTATTTATAAAGTTTGCAACCGTACTTACATCAGTCATATTTATAGCAACAGTATCAATATTTGGTTTATTTAAAAGAATCAACTCTATATCTATTTTACTTACAGCAAGCAAAGCATCTAAATTAGCAATAATTATGTCGAGTTCCAATGTTCTATCTGAAACTTTTATAACATCGTTAATATTTAAAGAAACTTGGCGTATTTCTGGAAGAATATGATTGATATTCAAGATATTTTGAAGATTGAATACTAATTCATTTAATCCTACTATATTATGATTTATTGAGATAATGTCAGCCAAATGAGAGGCAGTCTCATTTATATTTGCTATATTTTGTCCAACTGCTTCAATACTATTAATATTTAAAACCGCTGTATTGATATTGGTTTCATTAGCATTTACTGCTTTTATTTTTTGAATATTTGAAACGATTGTATTGATATCTGGAATTTCAGCACTTAATGCTGTAATCTCTGTAATATTTGCCGCAGCCATATTTATCGCAGAAATATTTTCCAAAATACTATGAATTTCAGATAGTTTTAAATAAACTCCCTCAATGCTTGTTAAATTTAAGAAAATACCCTGAATTTCGTCAAGTAATGCGTAAATCTGTTCTGTTTTTGGCAAGTTATTTTCAACTACAAGTAATTTATCAAGGTTAGCAACTAAATCTGTTAATACAGATGAATTATCAGAAAGTCCAAATATAAGAGTTTCTGTTGTAATATCCCAATCTACAGTAGCCATTGAGCCCATTGGAAGATGATTAACTATGACATTTTCTATGCCGACTTTATATTGATTTAGTGTTGGGAATACTGTTTCCCCAGAATAATTTGTTGGATAATTTAACATTAGACAAGTCCTCTCAGTGCAATTTGGTCTATCTCGTATATTGAATCTATTTCTGGTGTATCTGTTTGTGCAATATAAGCGCTTACCAAGTCGTTATATTGAGAAAGATGAATCTTAGTCTTAATCTCTTCGCTTTCGCTTTTATATACATTAAAAACCTTATATGCGACATAGTGTTGCATTGCTTCTATCAAGTCTTTTGGAATATAAACCTCATCAGTAAAAGCATAATCAGCAGGCTCTTCTTTCCAGTTTAAGTGTAATTTTTGACCTATACTTGGCGTATTTACAAAAATCTTATTCGGAGCCAATTGTGTATATCCGAGATGTGAGAACTTATTTTTTGGTCTTATTTGTAAAGAATCATCATATACTTCTACAATTTGAAGAGGAATAGTGCTGAGGGTATAAATATTTTCCCCAGTTAATATAATTGTCTCTCCGCCGAGCCAAATTCCAGTATCCCTTGCCAGCTTTGCTTTTGCAAAATTGAGATATGTAAGCAGTGTTTCGTGCCCTGGTTCTTTTGATACTTTAGAACCCTCAATTAACGGCAAAAGACTTTCAATAATTTGTAAAGCTGTCATTATTTACTCCTCTTTTTTATGTTTCTTTTAATCGATTATATAGGAATTATTGGAACCACCGGCATCACTTTCATCGCTACTCCAACTATCATTTACTGGGTCATAATTAGTTACAGATTCGGAAGATGGAGCTATAACATTCATTTCTTGCATCATTGAAATTGTATCGAGTACGTCATCATTTTTTGACTTAATTCCTTTTACTGTAACACCTCTCAATTCATTTAAAGCTTCCGCGACGGTAGTTTCTCTATGATTTTCTGGGAACCATATCTTTTTCATCTTAAATCGTGGTTGTATAAGCAATAAACGCTCTAATTTATTTTTGTTCGGGCGTATTCCTTCTTTATTAGAATTATTTGATGACGCAAGATTAAAATAAATCTTCTTCTTAATCATCTCACTCTTAATCCAGTCAATAAATCCTCCCTGCTGTCCAGATACCTCAATACCTACGCTCAATGGTTTGTATTGCTGGACAAACTTAAATAAGAACTCCATATTTTTTCCCATAAGTTGGCGAGAACATATTCCATCAATCCAAATCCAATCTTCATTATTATTTACTGCCCATACTGAAATAACAGAATAGTCCGAGCGTCTATTTTCAGAAGTTGCGAAGTCGGTAGTAATATAAATATTCATATCAGCAATAGCGTCTTTCATCTTCATATAGTCATACATAACAATATCTTCGTCTTGGAAAACTCTCTCTTCTTCACTTACAACTTGCAACATTAGCTCCTGATAGAATCCATTAAGCATTCCCTGTTTTTGTGCCGTATCATACTCATCTTTTACGTATTCATAAGTAAAGCGGTCTGGCCACGCACTTTTGAAGTTTTCTTTT